CGGATTTCGTCGGCAAGAATAGCCGCGAGATCGCTGCCCTCTATTTCGATCTCAGCCATCAAGCTTGTCCGGTCGCAAAGTGATCACGCCCCAGTCCCAATCTTCCGCGACGAGGCCATGTGGTTCCGAAACGCCTCATTTGCCTCCCCAGCCCTAGCTCTGGCGGCGTTGCACTCCGCAATGAGGGCGTCATTTTCGCGCTTCAGGCGCTTGATCTTGAGAAGCAATTCTCTCTTGGTCTTTGCCATTAGCGAACCCATTCCGTGCTAACCTGGGGCATGTCGGTCGAAGTCGGTTCGGAATAATGAACACACATCAAGCCGAATGCGTCCGCGCAATGCGATGACCAATCATGGTCGGGGCCGAGCCCAATATTGCGCTTTTCGTCGATCTTCTCGTGATACCAGCCAAGCGTTGAACGCCCGGCTTCTGTCGTCGCAGCGTTGAAGTACACGCGTGGGAATAGTTTGCGGCCCGCCTCAACTCTGGTCATTGCCGCACCAGCGCCTTGGTTCGGGACCACATCGGCATCAAACCCAGCCGCCTCAACCGCACTCCTGTAGGTCGAGTCGATGATCTTTTCCCCGGAGTCGCCGTCATGCGGGAGAATGCAGTACGCATCGCCGTAGCCACGCTTGCGCAGCCAAGCCACATGCACTGACAGCGGCTGGTGACGGGCTTCGTAGTAGTCGAGAACGTTGATGGCCTTGCCGATAAACTGCACAATCCAGATTGCAGTCGCGTCGGCCTTTTTGCCGGTCCCGCCGATGTCCCAATAGGCGTAGATGGTCATAAGCGGATCAAGCGGAATGACGCCGATGCGCCCATGCTCTTTGGAGTCAAGCAGCGACTGAGCGTAGTAAGCGCCCTCGACAAAGGTCTTGAACCCGCCTTCCCAGATATGGTCGTACTGCTCGGGACGTTCCGCTTTGTCTCGAACCCGATCACGTTCGAGCTTTGCCGGGAATCTCGGGTTATCCCGCCAATTCAGTTCAACCACGCGATAGCGCGGGTCATTCGACATTCGGAACCGCTTATGGGTAGCGCTTTCGGCGCGCTCAGGGTTCCATGTGACCCACAACTCGCTATCGTCTTCACGAAGCGTCGGGATCAGCTTTATCCAGGCGTCTTCTGAGACTGGCTCTGCTTCATCAACCCATGCGCCCAAGATGCGGGCCTTGGATTTGATGCTGTCGATATTCTGGTCAAGGCCGGAGAACGTGTAAGATATGCGCCGGCTGGCTGTCCGAATGTACTTCTCGCCAATGTCGAAATGCGGCAGCAGCCACGGTTCCTCTCGGATTGCCGCCTTTATTTCCTCAAGCGAGCTATCCTCAAGGGAGTTGAGGTACTCGCGACCGCAAAGGAACAGGCCTTCCCTGCCAGCCATGTCCCACATATGGACACGAACCGCAGACATCTTCGCAAACGATCTCGTCTTACCCGAGCCGCGACCGCCATAAGCGCCACGCACATCAGCTTCGCCAGCAAAAACCCATATGAGCTTTTCAGGCAGCGCAATCTGGGCTGTCGTCATTTAGGCGAGAGCGGCACCAGTTCGATGACGTTGACCACACTGGCCGTGACAGTCTGTTCCTGACGTTCCGTGTAATCGTCGCGGAAACGTGCCTCGACCGACTTCTTCCAGACCGCCGCGTTGAAGTTCATTCCAGCCGGAGTGAACAGCCCAGATTGGGCTTGATCTTCCCACCAAGCCTGGCAATGAGCCATTGCGCGATTGAGCGCTTCTAAAAAATCGGGGTTAGCGTCCGCCCAGTTGTCAATTGTCTGGCGGCTGACATCAAATGCAGCGGCCATCTGCGCTTTGCTTTTCCCGGCCTTCCCCAGCTCGATCACGTCTTTGCAGTAGGACGGCACGTAGCTCGTCGGGCGACCCTTATTGGTCATACTTACCTCATGCCGGGGCCATTGCTGGCAGATCGGCGCTTGAGTGTTGGTGAGTTCAGTGTGCCCTTACGGGCTCGGTTGTATGGAGGGTGTTGGGCGGAATTGGTGCCGCTAGCCGTATCGCACGGCGTTCCCGCTTACTTCACCGGCTGAACCGGAGTGTGCCTCGGCGGGGTAGTTCTACACTTGCGGCGGAATTTCGGGCGCAGAAAGCTATTGGCGCGGTGGACTGTCGCGCTGGGGCCCTCGCGGCTCGGCCTCAGTTGGGCTGCCGGCGGATCAGGGTGCTCATCCAATTGCGCATATAGGGGTGATTTGCCGTTTCGTGCAAGTGCTTTCGTCAAGCCGCCGCCCGGAGTGGACTCACGTTCTTGTGGGCAAGGTATGCGCCTAGAACGGTTTCCTCTTGCCGGGTGGGCTCTACTACGTCTGTCCCGGCCTTTCGCTTGGAAATGATGCGGGTCTGCGTGTGCGGGGCTCTGAGACGCCTTCCCGCTACACTGACGAGGGCTTCGCCTCCCTCGAATACCAGTGTGCCGTTGGGGACGCGGGCGAAGTAGCTGTAGAGCTCCGCCGGATCGAATTGCCACGGTGCGCCGTTGCGTCCGATCGGTGCGATGATAAGATGGTTCTTGAGGACGTTGTACCAGGCTGGTTCCTCTGCGAACCGGGCGAATATGCAGCCGGGCAGCTCGGGTTTCGCGAACTCGGCACCGGACTTGTTGTAGCGGGTGCGGCGTCGCCATGAGATACCCGTAGGCACGTAGGCCCAAACGCCGTCCTTGCGTTCCAGCATCCGGGAGACGGCATATTCCTTCTGAGGAACGACGCGCAAAGCGTACCAGTGGTTAGTGGTCAATCATGCGCCCCTTTGTTGAGAGCAGCGTCGATTTGGGCATGCCAGTATTCGAGGGCCTTCACCTGCATGTCGGCATATGCGTTTGGTCGGCTGTCGGGACTTGGAGCGTCCTTCCCCCAAACGTGATAGACTGGCCAACAAGCCTCAACCATCGCCTCAGTTGGTTCGCGCATTGCTGATATGGCGGCGCGGGCGTCATCCGCGTACAGTTCCCATCGGTTGTTGGCATACTGTTCGGCCCCTCCTGGAAATCGCATGCCCATGAAGTTTGGATTAGCCAGCCAAGTCCGTTTGGAGGCTTTCGAAGCAAGCGCCTTCGCCACCCTCTCAACCATTTCGCTTTCGTCAGCCATGTTGCGCCCCTTTGTCTGCCTGTTTCAGTGTTGCAGCCCGTAGTCTGTCCGCTGGTTCACGCGGCCTGCGGAGGTTCGGGAAGCGGCATCCAGTGGGTTGGCTTCGACACCAATTCGCGGCTGCTGCCTCCTGCCGCTGCGAATGCCTTTCGCTTCCACTTTAGGATCAACATGCGAAAATGATGCGGCGGCATCGCAGGGTAGTATCCGAGGATCAATGTGCCGTCCTTCGGCGCTGTCTCAATCGGTTGCCAGTCACTCATTTCCGTTCCTCTAGTTTCGCTTGTCTCAGTCTGTCCGCTGCCTTCTGATGTCCCTCACGCTGTAGATACTCAATGGCGAGGGATATTCCTGTTTCTATGCCACGATGTTCTGCGGCTTCGATGGCGTCCTGTTCCGATCTTGTCGCACCACGAGGAGAGATCATGCGGCATGGGATGGCTGGGGTTGGCGCATAGCTCCACCCTTTTCTGCCTCCACGGTATAGGCGCACCCGCCTTTGTGGAGCCTCTGGCTAAGAGGACGCTCAGCTTGAGCGCGCATACTCAGTGCCTTTTCCCGCTTACGCGGCCCCGTTGGTTCCCAGCGGGTTGCTCTGACGCCATTTCGTTCGGCTGGCGTCACCATCTGCCTTGTCCCGAGTAGCCAACCCGGTTGGACGGCAAGACGGCCTTCGGACCGATCCGGGGAATGCCCGGCGTGGAGGCCCAGGGCGCTATGGGTCACGCGCACCTGGTGTTTGTTGTTTCCCGTCGCTTCTTGAGGCCGGGCACTCGGACTGCACATCATTTGCTTGCGCTCCACATTGCGGTACTATACTACCACTAGTGCGTCGGGTGATCTGCTGAGAGACCGACGTGTCGAGGGCTTCGCGTCTTTGCCGGACGCGGGCCCTTATTCTTTTGACGGTTCCTCCCCGAACGCTTCAACAAGCTCGTCCACCAACCCAGGATTTCGACGCTCTCCTTGGATGATCGCGATAGGGGCTGCTGCAATGGCGCAGGACACCGCAATTTGCATGTCGTCGCTGACCTTCTTGCGGTCAGCGGGCCCAAGCATCCCCCATGCTTTGCCGTACCAAGACTTTGCGGCGGCAACGGCCATTTGCTCAGTGACCTTCATGCCCGCGCCGCCTTGAGCGCGCGTATGTCAGCGCCATGAAGGTGGCTCATGATCTGAGCGAACGTTACGCGCCGGGTATAGCCAGCGTCGTTGTCGAAATAGACGACCTTGCCATCACGAAGCGCCGCAACTGCGCTCACGCTACGAGCCAACGCATTGCGCTCGTTCTGGATCGTCGCGTTCACCAATTCCACCCATGCTTGCTTCGTCATTTATCGTCCCCTTGTTCCGTCTGCCTCAATCATATATATGATATGGGGAGCGCCTGCAATAGCGTAGGTACGAAATATTCGAGGTTGACGGGAAATGTTGGAGTCGGTCACTACTCCCCGCGTGGGTCGCAAAATGGAGTTCCCGGATCGCATCACCCTGCCTCTGGCGGCGGGCGTGATCGAACGCATAGACGCCACGCTTGACCCGCATGAGCCCCGGCTAGACCTCATCCGCGAGGCCATCGAACGCGAGTTGAAGCGCCGCGAGAGAATCAAAGCCAATCCTCCCACCGACCGCCGTTAAGCCACGTCGCTAGGTGCGGAATGTATTTGCCGTCGTCCCTGTAGCGATACGTGTTCCGGTCCAGCTCGCGATCAAGGTACTTCTTGACCCCGGACAAGATCGCTTCGGGCGTGGCAGTCAATTCAATGGCGACATACGTTCCGCTGTCTCTGTCGAGAGTGCGGGTGTCATATCCGCCCTTCAAAATGGCCTCGTATTTGGCGCGGGCGAGTGGCTTCTTGGCCTTGTTCGGCCAGAGCTTCCATACTTCCTCGAACCGGCTTGGTTCGGGTTCGGCATCCGGGAATAGGCGGGAAACGTTGGTCATTCGTGCGCCCTAAATTATATCTGTGGATGCTTTCTGCCGTCTCATAATCAGCGCCATAGACCGCGCTTTCGACAGGTAAATGCCCGATGTGACGACCTTCATGCCGGTTTCCCGCGCTATGTCGAGCCGCGTGTATTCGGGGTGTGCGAGGTGGAGCTGTAGGGTCCGCTCCAATAGGCTGGGGTTCCTCGGCTGACTTGGTGGCCGGGGAAGGCCGTTCCTCTTGGCGTGTTGCCGCAGACCGTGGAGAATCGTCGTGTGATCCCGGTTCAGGATTTGCCCGATACGGGTGAGGCTCAGGTCCATGTTGAACTTGAGCAGCCAAGCGAACTCGTACCGGACCCGGCAGATTTCGTAATAATGGCTCGGCCCGAGAATGTCCTTCCGGCCCATGCCGTGCTTGAGGCACACCAGATCGAGGATAAAGCGCCAAGAAGGCCCGGTGAGCATGTCTAGGCTGTCATAGCCTATCTGGACGGGGGCGGGCGGCGCGACGGGCTCTATAGGCGGCTTTGGCGGCGGGGCAATGGCCACGACCTTGCGCGGTGCTACAGTCCGCGCCTGTGGCTTCCAGATGCGCCCTAGCCTCGCCTGATGCGCCTGGTGCGCTGCTATCTGTGACGGTGTTGCTTGGGATAGGGGGGTCATGCCGAACGCCTCACGGTTACAACGCGCCAGTCCTCGAGGACGGCTATGGGTTCATCGCGGCCATGCGTTAGGGCATAGGGGATACTCAGCCGCTCGCAGTGTTCTTTGAATACGATCTGCGCTGCACTAGGACGGCCCTTCTCAGCCTTTAGCTCAATGAAGCCGACAGGTAGGCCGGGAGCCAGTACCAACAAGTCAGCGAGGCCCTTGGTGAGCCCGGCTTGGCCTAGGCTTCCCGCATTCGGAATGGCCGCGACAAGCGTGTCTGCCAGCCCCAAGGCTTTCCAATGCGCTATGACGGCTCGCTGGATTTGGGACTCACGCATCATCCCTTCCGCGCTCCCCTCTCGGCGTCGAGATAGTCAACGAGGTCAGACTGCGGCGACTTTGCGCGACGGGTGCGAGCGGCGTTCTTCTGCCGGTGCGGCATGTCCCAACCGTTGTGGCATTTCTGGCAGAGCGCCCGGCAGCGTTCGGGGTCTGCATGGCTTTCATCCCAATCCATATGTGCTATGGTTAGAACGACTTTCGAGCCTGTCTCCGGGTGCGGCTTGCCGTTCTCAGCGCGGCAGTCAGGACGTTTCGGAGTGCCCTCGCACTTGTTCCCGGCGCGTAGCAGCAGACTGGCGCGGAACGCCTTCCACTCTTTCGAGTGAGTTCCGCCGCCGACATATCGCTTCATCTTCTCGGCAGAGATCGGCATTATTTCACCGCTCCCCTCTCAATAGCAGCCCTGAACTTGCGTATGGAACGACCGCAATTAGCTTTGACGGATGCTCTGAGTTGAGCGTGTACGGTG